AGGTGCGGAACGTAAGATGTCTTTGATCTTATAAAACGTTGCCGAATGTGACATAATTAATACTTGTACGATACTTCATTAAAATCGCACGTTGATCTAACCAATTCAAGTACACGTTGAAACTGTTCAATCTCTTCGCATACCAGTTCAAGTGCTTCTGCCTTGTCACTGATTAAAGTGAACGAGCGTTTAGGGATGTCCACGACACACTCTTTTAAATAGTCTTCCATGGGTCTCCTAATTCATTGTCCTTATGATAGGGCAATGGGTACGCATTCGGGGTGGACATTGTGCCACTATGGATTCTGGCATACTTAATGATGTCAGTAGCATAGTGCTTGATCTCCTCCAAATCCGAATGGATCAGTTTATAAAGTGCCATCGCATTCTTTTGCTCAGGTACTTCTTTTACTTTTTCTTCTATGTAGTTTGCTTCCTCAGCGTTGATAAAGTCAACGAGAGTCTTAGCTTGCGACGCAGAAATGGTCATACCAAACATGTGGTCTGTTCCTTTACTATAGTACATTCAAGTCAGAATGTCAATTAAGGTATATACCGTTATTACAGACAATATCGAAGCGAGTAGATGCTGATAAGTTCGCAGTGCCTGAAGCACTCATAGCAAAATCGTTTGTGTTTATCTTTACATCTGTGCTCTTTGTATCGAGTTCCCAACCTACGCTGCTGCTCTTGGAAACGTCCATACCAGAGGGTGCTCCACCCTCTATACAATCAATATCGTTGCCATGGGTGATGGTCTTTGCCTTCCCTTGGACTTCTGTAAAACTGTTTCTACCAACGTTGTCATACTGACAACCTTTGACGTTGAATCGAAGGTCACCCGCTGATTCGATAGCGAACGTTCCTCCTTCTTTATCCATTCTAATCACACGGTTACCATTGATAATCTCAGTCAACTGTCCACCTAAAGCCATGTCTAGCTTCTTGAAGGTACACCTTTCGTTGATCGAATTTCCAATGAATCTGATCTCATTGTCAGCATTGATACCAATATTGGATGCTGAGTCTACACTGATAGTGCCACCAACTTTGAGTTCGTAGTTACCAGCCACCTTGTCAAATCTGTCACCCTCTACCTCTGTGTGTAAGTTTCCTTCCACATTTAGATGAGCGTCACCTATAACCTGAATGATAAGTTTGTCTTCCTTTTTGTTTTTACCGACCTTAAGGGTGGTCGTCCTGTCACTATTTAGGTGTAAATCTCTTGAACTGATGACATATGTGTCTTTCTCTTCGTCCATTTCAAAGATAGAACCAGTCGCACCATTGATTAATCGTATTCTTTCACCGTCTTTTGAGTTGTCAAACTCCATCACATGACCAGCTGAGGTCACTGTTACCCAGTTCTTTGGGTAGTTCGTGATGTGTTGAGGATTATCATTACTCTCCTCGTTACCATCAAATAGTTCTGTGTTGCTTGTATTCTGTCTAGTCATTTGGATGTCCTACGCAATCAATGTATGATTGAGTCGCAAAGATCTCAGTGAACTTAGTAGGTCCTACGTACTGATATGTAGGTACGATCTCAGCACCAAATCCTTCTGGATCTACGATCCGTGGTTGTACGAAACCAAGTGTCTTGGTCGTAATAGTAGGTGTTAATAGTCTACCCTGTGTGTCAACTGATATGTCACCCACCTCATTAGGTCCGACATATATCTTAGGTTCTTTGTATCCTTTACCTACGTTTGTGATGTCGATGGTGTCAAGCACTGGTAGTATGTCCGAACAGTTAGCATATAATGCTGTAGCATTAGCAGGAATAGCGAGGTCATAAAATTCTTTTACTGGGTTGAGTGTGAACTTGAATGTGCCACCAGTTGTTTGTAGTTTTAAGCCAGGCGGTACATACGCATCCTTCTCTAGTGTAGCAAGAGCAACTAAACCAGTGTTGTTGTAGTTATACTCTATGATCTGTAGTATACCTATGTTTGGATCACCTGATTCTTCCTGATAGAAAATAATATCACCTGTGTCAGCATAATCATTTAACTCTACCTTGTCTATGAGGAAGAACTTCTGTTCTTTAGGGCAGTATGTATTGTCTGGATCTAATCCATATCCTACGCCTGGTTTATTAACTCTGATCTTCTCTATCTGTCCGTTCTTGATGATAGGAGTCAGATCAGCACCAGTACCCTCTGGTTCATTACATGTAAACATAGCTCTGACCTTAGCAGTGGTATTGATATTGGATCCTTTGTTCCTCATCAAGATACCAACCATGGCACCTATGTCATCAATGATAGGCAATGCTCTGATAATACTTGTGGACTGTGCATTGTCAAAAATTAATTCTGGGAAGCAAGGTTTCTTACGTGTGTTACTTGGACTACAGTTGAGAGTGTCAAAGTTGATCGTACCATCCGATGCACGTATAGGATATACACTGTCAAACTTCTCAACCAAACTCTTACCTTTCTCAAAGGTTGACGCTACCACACCTGTGCCCGCTGCACCAACTTCTGCGAACTCACCATTCTTAGTGTTGAAAGCTTTCTTAACCATCTTACCAGCTATCATGGTAGTAGCTGGAACCCATCCACGTGAGTTAGGTATAGCTGTACCAACTAACATTGTCTTACCATTCTTCAATGCACCCTTTGCTGCATCACTGAACTGACTGATCTGTTTCTTTTGCTTATCTGCTTCACTCTCCTTAGCACCTGTACCTGTCTCGAATGTTGATAGTCCAAGAGCACAAGATAGATCTCCTTCACAAACCATGTCAACTAGGTCTAGGATCTTACTTGATATACCTTGAATCAATGCTGCGTTGTTCTTGATAGCACTCAATGCACCATCAAGGATACCCAATGCAGTGTCAATGCCCTTCATTAACTTGTCCATCAACCCACCAAACAAGTCAGAGAATATATCCTTCGCCAAACACAATGCAGAGTCTAGTGCTTGTCCGATAAGATCATTTAATAGTCCACCAATGACATCAGCGAGTTCATTGAAGATCTGTTTGAATAGACAGTTGATGAGGTCACCGATGTTCTTGAGCTGATCCACAGCTGGATCTAACAAATCAGGATCAGGGATCTTGATGTCATTGATCACACCCTGTATGTGCTTCTGTGTCTCCTTTAATACTGTACCCTTCACGTTAGCAAGCACACCACCCATGAATCCTTGCATCCTATCCTGTATTGCTTCGATCTCACCTGCTAAGTCTTCAATCTGACCTGTCTTTTTGTTAATAAACTCACCTATATCATTCTTCTCTATACCTCTAGCAAACTTTAGGAACTCAGCAGTAGCACCTTTGATCTTAACATCAGCTGGTGTACCACACTTACCATTACCTACATGTATAGAATACTTCTTCCTTTCATCTGCGGCTTTCATTGCCTCTGTTGCCTTTTGTCCCTCACCACGTTCGTTGACAGTTGACACATCATCTGTCTTTTCTTTTTCCTCACTCTTCGTTATGTTACCAGTTGTAGGATCTGTCTCTGTAGTATCAGCAGTACCACCAGCTATACCACCACCTGTACCATGCTTGTCTGGATCATAATCTGGTGCATATATCTGTTGATATCCTTTGCCACTCTGTACGGGTAGTTTAGTGTATATGTCATTTGGGTTCTGGTCACTGATACTACCCATGATGATAGGTATCTGAGCTGAGGATCCATCCATCCAGAATCCAACTACCCAACTACTTACCTGTAACTGTTGAATAGAGCCCATACCACTCTTCATGGCATAGACAGCTGGCATGATACAAGATGCCCACGGTAAATCTCTGGTCGGTAGTATCTCTTTATCTGGGTTATGATACCCTACAACTCTAACCTTGACTTTACCTGTATAATCGTAATCTTTTGGCTGCGTACCATCATGGTCTGGATCTGACCCGTCGTTCTCGACTTGTCCTATCCACCAGTTGAATCCATCTTTACCGATGGCATGAGCAGCACTTTCTAAATTCATCCTAAACTATCTCTGTATAGTGTGACTCTTGTAGACATAGCATCTCTCTCGGTCAAGAAAGCCCGATAGATCTTGCCTACTATGTAGCGACCACTGACCTCAAGATCTAACTCACCTGATCTAGAGTCATTCTTGTTGACTTGTACAACCTGTCCAATATATAAGTCTTGCTTTCCTTCATAATCAAACGTTGCTGATTGGTTAAAGAAGAATTGATTTCTTACCATAGACTGACTGAGTTGTCGTGTCAAGTCTTGTGTGTATGTACCCTCTGTGTACATGGCTGTGTCCATGACCTTAGACATAATTCTAGTTGGTCTACCTTTGTTCTCTTCACTACCAAATCTTTTATAGAACTCTGGTAGGGATGTTTGATTCAATTTCTTCATATTAGGATAGAAGTCGTTGACATAAAAAGGAATCTCATCATATTTAAAGTCCTTCATGTCTAATGTAAATGTGGTGCTAGCATAACTACCTAGATTTAAACCACGAAATATATCTGATGTACCAGCCACTGTGAATCCCTCTATATTAATGTCATCGCTTTCTTCCTCGTCAGACTCTAGATTGACATTGATAGTTCTTGTCGTGTCCTGATCGACTAGAGAATCCATCGCTCTGAAATGGTAGCCATCCCTGTCCTCATAGAATAAGTATCCAGCACTAGGTTTACCACTTGGCGACTGTAGTATAGATCTCCATGCTAACCATGAGATAATAGTATATGGATCCCAGTATGGGCTGACGAAAGATAACTGAGTCTGTGATGGATCTACATCAACTGACTTATCTGATCTCAAATCTTTAGCTATAATCTCTTGTACTATATCATGTGTGAACTTACCACCACCTTTACCAAATCTCTTTGATATCTTAGTAGCACTATTCTTAACTGCATCTGGGCTGACACAATATACTGTTGCCTGTGACTGCTTACCATCAATTATCATACGATCTTGTATGTCGTATATGATCATGCTATATGTAATTACATTGTCTTGACCATCACTCCATGAGATATCAATAGGTTCCATACCCATGAGTTTTGATAACAAACCAGTGCTAGTGTCATTCATTTTCAAAACAAGTAAAACATTTGCTTTAGTGATGTCCTCATAGTAATGTAACTCCATCAACTGATTGAGGTTAAACGGGTGTACAACGATACCCGTGGTGTTCAGGTCAGAGTCATAGGTTGATACCCCTATCTTCAGGTCTATTAGCTCAAAGTTTCCGTTCATAAGTCGTGAGGTGTCTCTCCTCCATGAGTGGTGACAAGACTAGCTGTAAGGTATTTACTGACTCTAATCTCTGTAGGTGCGAGTGATGCATCACCCATACCTTTCTTCTGGGTTTTTGACATTTCAGCAAACAATGCTCTCATCTTAGTTGCTGCTGCTCTACCACCTTCGGTCTTTTCATTCTGTACTATCATTTGAGTCTTCTCATGCAGCATCACTTCATTATTATTGACAACTTGATTAGTTAGTCCGTTAATATCCTGTCTCTCATATTGACTACCTTCGCTAGCTGGTTGTATCTTGCCTAGCATTTTAGTTATGAATCCACTAGCAGCACCTGCTGCTCTACCTATAGTGGTATGTTTCATAAACATATTTTTGGCACCCTGTGTAATATTACTGATAGAATTCTTGATAGAATCCATTCTAGTATCACCCTGTGATGACAACTGATCAGGTGCTTTTGTTTCATGCGATGCACCACCCCAACCCATCAAAGTACCTGGATGAGGAGTTAGTGTCGGACCTCCCATTCCTGCTAGATCCCAGTTAGGTTCCTCAATACCCGTTTTCTCAGCAATCTCTTTCTCATATGCTGCCATCTGTGCGTCAGATTCTTCTTGTGTCTGGGGACCTAGGTTTTTCTTCTTCTTACCACCACCAAACATTCTACCCACAGCACCGACTATACCGCCACCCTGTACAAAGTTTCCAAATCCACTTTCTTTCTTTTTCTTTGGTGGTTTAACATCAAATGCTTTTGCTACACTACTTGTTTGTGCTTCAATCGCTGCTCCCTCACCACCTGGCACATCAATATTGTCCATCAATCCTGCTAATCCAGCTGCCACTGCCTTGAGTGGTAATGCCATAGCATCTGCGAGTGCTTTCTTATATTCTTCTAGTCCTAAGTCCTCAGTCAACTCCTTAGCAACGTTCTTCTTACCTACCAGTCCTAAGCTCTCTAGTGACTTGACACCTGATTTTGATTCAGGTCTCTGATAACTAGGGTTCAGGGAGTTCATCATAGGTGATGGAGCTACAGCACCACC